CCCTCTTTGGTTTGGCCCTTGATCCGTAAAGAAAACATTGAATTTGGTAATCCAATGATTCTCTACGTGCTCCACAATAGCCCGACCCAAACCTTGCTGAACCCATTGAAAATCAACGGGCTCGCAAGAAATAAGTCTAGGGCCGCGAGAGTCTTTCGGTACGAGTAAAACCCGTGCCGGTAGGCTCTGATCTGTGATAGCTGAAAAGCTACCATAGGAATCGCAGACGTGCCCGGACGACGCGCAAAAGTAGGCGTCGAATGGATACAAATCTGTGATACGACTAGAAACGTTAGACCAAAGGAACTTATCCCAGAGCCGCTGCTTAGTAGCAACTGCTCCAGGTCCGTGCCGCGGTCGAATGTTCGTTGGATCAAAGTGTTCGAAAAGCTTATCTAAAGCCTTCCGAGCACCGCGAATCACATCGAATCGCCACATCTCAGGGGAAATTGGATGGTCAACCAGACCATACAACTTACGACGAGTGAAGCGATCTTTGAGATATAAAGGATACCGATCCCGCATTTCTGCGAAAAGGGCATCCAGCTGTGAGAGGTCCGTTTCAGCCTGTAAAAAGGCCGAAACGACTTCTTGTTCTTGGATGTCTGTATACGGTAATTCATACTTATAAAAAACTAAAAGTATGGTACGTATAACTCGGACGCATTTCGCGTCTGGATCGGGAAGGACACTTCCGTCTTTTTGGAATATTAGACTAAAAAGCTCACCAAGAAACCTTGGAAGCTTGCTACCAGTGACAGTTGCAAAACCGACACTGATAGGGTTTAGTTTTATCGTTCCAGTAAGCGCCTGATCAAGGTGCTTACAAAGGCGGGGAAGGGTTTTCGTAAGAAAACCGGGTCCTTCTGTAAGACAGCGACGTTTCACGACTTGCGTCGTAAGACGAAGCTGCTTTGTGTTGAACACAACTCCATAACGCTGATGAGCGCTACGAAGCAGTGTGGCGATAAGTTCAAACTTATCTAGGCTCTTCTTGGGTACCATAACGGTATTCCTCCTAGAGTCTGCCCACAACTACACCGTAGCTAAACCAATGAACCTATATGAAAACAACTAGTAGAAACCAGTTACTCCACATAAACCTCCGCATGACCATGCCCCCGCGAACACGCAAATCATATCTTCGATTACTCGAAGACACGGTATTGCGCGAACTCGTGACATGGCTATGCGAATGGAGGACGCTTCACAGCATCAGCGCCGAGGTTACCTTGTTAGGTAGCAACGGGCTTCCTGCTGGTGGAAGCGAACGGTAGTCGACTAATCGACCCCCAAGAGTGACCGCACTAAATGAGCAACGAAGCGAAGGAGATACTCGACCCATAAGGGCCAGGCCTCTTTCGTCAAAGTGCTCGCATGAGCTCTGCAGAACATGGATTGACTCGACTGGGACATTAAGTCCCATAGAG